TATGGAGATTGGGTGTGACTGTGGTAACCCTCACATTGCACGGCAACTGTCTGAACGTGACACCAAGCTAATCAAGTACCTAGCCAAGCATAAACATATGTCACCATTTGGTCATGCCTTTGCATCCTTTCATGTCAAGGCTCCTATCTTTGTAGCTAGGCAGTTAGTCAAGCATAAGTTCCTACGGTGGAATGAGATCAGTCGTAGGTATGTGGATGATGATCCTGAGTTTTATATGCCTGATCAGTGGCGTGGTAGGGCTAGTGACAAGAAGCAGGGTAGTGCTGGTATAGTTGATATAGATAAGTATTGGACAGAGAACTTTGATGATGATGGTGGTTGGAATCCAATGCCAGCGCTTGCTTACGAGGATGCTATGTGGTGTTACCTTGGTCTTCTTGAAGCAGGAGTATGCCCAGAGCAAGCACGTATGGTGTTGCCACAAAGCACCATGACTGAATGGTATTGGTCAGGTAGTCTTGACGCCTTCATGGATATGTGCAATTTAAGATGTAAGCTTGACACACAGTACGAGACTAGGTTAGTTGCAGAATATATACTGAGTGAAATGATTAACTTATTTCCAGTATCAGTGGAGGCATTAAGAAGATGAAAGGTATAAAATTATATGACAGATAACCCACACTTAGCATGTCCGTTTGAAGACTGTGGTTCATCCGATGCCTTCAACTGGAATGATGATGGCTACGGCTTTTGTCATAGCTGCGGAGAGTCCTACCCCGCAAAGAAAAGTGTAGTGACATTTGATTGGGCGGCTCATGCCTACCCGATAAAGCAGAGGATAAATATTATGGATGTACCTGTAACGGGTAGTACCTTTAATAATATCAGAGGGCTTAAGCCTGACGTGTGTCAGGTGTATGGCATCCAAGTACAGACAGGTGATGGTGGTGTGCCTGTCAGGTATGCGTACAAGTACCCACACACGGTCAAGTATCGTGACTATAACGACAAGTCCAAGTCTTGGGTTAAGGACAGGGGCTTGGGTATGACCCATCTGTTTGGCCCTGACTTCATCTCAGGGTCATCCACACGTATATACATTACCGAGGGTGAGTTTGATGCTGCGTCTCTCTACCAAATCCTTGGGGAGAAGTGGCCCGTAAAGTCCTTGCCTAGTGCATCTATCGGTGAGAAGTTTATCAAGGCTAACCATGCCTACCTCAACTCTTTCAAAGAGGTGGTGTATGCAGGGGAGCTAGATGATGCAGGTAGACGTGCAGCAGACAAACTATACGAGGCACTAGCAGATAAGTTTTGGTATGTCCCTATGTCTAAGCACAAGGATGCCAATGACTTTCTCACCAGTGGTGATGGGGATGACCTCAAGTGGGCTGCACTCAAACCACAACGGTATTCACCTGACAACTTCTTCTGCTCCGACGAGGAAGTAGAGGCAGCTATTCTCAATGAGAATCCTTATGAGTATGTACCTACAGGTCACACAGGTCTTGACGATAAGATTAGGGGCTTGGTCAAGGGTGGTATCACATTCCTTAAGGCACCACGTGGTACAGGTAAGACTGAGGTGATCCGTTACTTTGAGACAGGTCTACTCAAGACACCTGATGTACGCATTGCCTTACTGCATATGGAAGAGATGAAGTCTACTACCTACCGTGCTATGGCTACCTATGAGTTAGGGGTCAATGTCCGTACAAAGGACGATGCTAGGGAGAACAATATCTCTGAGGACAAAGTGATAGAGGCAGCTAAAGACGCTACCAAGGGTGAACGTACTATTGTATTTGAAATGCGATCACACGATGATCCCCTCAAGTTGCTTGAGTATATACGCCTAGCTGCTAGTGTGTATGGCGCTGGTTACATCTTCATTGATCACGTCCAGCGTCTAGCTTATCTGTCTAGCTCAGGTGTTGATGGCGCTACCAGTACACTGACCACACTAGGCTCACGTGCAGCACAGCTTGCTAAAGAGCTGAACATCGGTGTGATCTTTATCTCTCAGGTCAATGATGATGGACGTACTAAGTATGCAGCAGCACTAGAAGAAGAAGCAATCATCTGTATCAAGATTGAACGTGATGTTGAAACTGATGATGAGATTCTGCAGAATACTACCAACTTTATCATTGACAAGAACAGACCGTTTGCTAAGTTGGGTAATGCAGGATCAGTCTACTACGATCCAGACACTACATTATTAAGTGAGGAAACCTACAATGAAAGGAGTGATATGGCAGCATGATTGTATTTGATATTGAGACCGATGGTCTTAACCCATCAAAGATACATTGCCTTTCTTATACGAGTGACGGAGTAGAACACAATACACTCACCGACTATGAAGACATGAGACAATTACTATCTAATCAAAAGGGTTTGATAGGACACAACATTGTGCGTTACGATGTGCCTGTGCTTGAACGTATCCTTGGTATCAAGATCAAAGCACGTCTGTATGACACATTACCTATGTCATGGGTTATGAACTATGATCGTACAAAACCACACGGTCTTGCTAGTTTTGGTGAAGACTTTGAGATACCCAAACCTGTTGTTACGGATTGGTCTGAGCAACCTGTAGAAGTTTATGTCCATCGTTGTGAAGAAGATATCAAGATCAACTGGAAGCTCTGGCAGAATCTACTTAAGAGGTTCATGTTTGTGTATAAGGACAAGAAAAACCTTGACAAGTTCTTTGGTTATCTTTCGTTCAAGATGAACTGTGCATATGCTGCAGAACATGTTGGCTGGAAGCTTGATGTTGATCTTGCTGAGGCTAGTGTTGACAAACTCAAGGAGCAACAAGATCACAAGGTCAAAGAGCTACGTGAAGTAATGCCTATGCGTAAGGTTATGTCTGTCAAGACAAAACCAAAGGTATGCATCAAGAAAGATGGCTCTGTGTCTGCTCATGGTCAGCGTTGGTACAACTTACTAGCACAGCATGGGCTACCCAAGGACTATGAGGGTGACGTAACTGTAGTCAAGGGTGTTGAGGATTCTAATCCTAACTCACCTGAGCAGGTCAAGGATTGGCTCTTTGGTCTAGGTTGGGAGCCTTGTACTTACAAGTTTGATAAGAACAAAGAGACAGGAGAAGAAAAGAAGATACCACAAGTCCGTAAGAATGGTGAGCTTACTAGGTCCGTTCAGATCTTGATTGATGACAATCCAGCAGTGGGTGTTCTTGATGGTCTGACTGTGATTCAACACAGGCTTGGCATCTTACACGGCTTCATACAGTGTCAAGACAATGGCTATCTCAAAGCTGGTGTCAAAGGTCTTACCAATACCCTGCGCTTCAAGCATGTCAAACCTTTGGTCAATCTGCCCGGTGTTGACAAGCCTTGGGGTAAAGAGATACGGGGTTGTCTGATTGCACCAGAAGGTTACACCTTGTGTGGTGCTGACATGACGTCTCTTGAAGACACAACCAAGAGACACTATATGAAACCTTATGACCCTGATTACGTAGAGGAAATGTCACAGGAAGGTTTTGATCCACACCTTGACCTTGCTAAACATGCTGGTGCTGTTACTCAGGATCAGATTGACAAGCACAACTCAGGTGAGTCAAGCCTTAAGTCTTTACGTAAGAACTACAAGGTGGTGAACTACTCAGCCACTTATGGGGTAGGCGCAGCTAAACTGTCACGTGAAACAGGTATGTCTGTGAGTGAAGCATCAGCTCTACTTGATGCCTACTGGGAACGTAACTGGGCTGTCAAACAGTTTGCCGAAGATCAAAAGATCAGAAAGATCGACGGTGAAATGTGGGTACAGAATCCAGTGAGTAAGTTCTGGCACAACTTGCGATACGAAAAGGACGCCTTCTCTACTATCAATCAAAGTACGGGGGCTTACTGTTTCGACAAGTGGGTTGCATTATACCGTACCAAGAGGGGTAACATCATTGGACAATTCCATGATGAGAGTATTAACCTTGTTAAGAAGGGTGACGAATCAGAGCATACAAAAACTTTGATTTGGGCCATTGAAAAACTTAACGAAGAACTTAAATTAAATGTTGACTTAGGCATTGACGTGCAGTATGGTCAACGGTATAGTGAAATTCACTAATCAATGGAGGGCCAAATGGCTACACGTAAACTTAAACTAACTGGTATTGCTGAGTGGGCAAAGGTGTTCACAGAGAACCGTGACATGTTGGGCTTTGAAGAAGCCTATGTAAGTTGTGATGGTGCTTGCACTATTGACTTGATCATGGACGATCAGAACATGGCACTACTTAAGGCTTCCAAGTCTATGAAGCGAGGTAAACCTGATCCTGAAGGACGAGGTACAATGGTACGCTTGGTGCGTAAGTATGACACAGGGTACGATTGGGCTAGTGGACCACCTGTAGTGGTCAAAGCTGATGGATCAGAGTGGGACTTTGACACTGATGGCACCATTGGCAATGGTTCAACAGTAGAGGTGATTGTGTCAGTCTATGATACGAAGATGAAGAGTATTGTAGGTACACGTCTTGACAAGGTTACAGTACTCAAGCATGTTCAGTACGAATCACCTGATGACAATGTACAGTCAGTGCCACCACCTACTGAGTCAGCACCACTAGAAGATTCAGAGGTGATGTTCTAATGATTCTTATTGATGGTGATATCATTGCTTATCGTGCAGGGTTTTCCTCAAATGATCTTGAAGCATCTGATGCAGAAGCTAAGGTGGATGAGCTGATAGACACCATCATTGAGGACACTGAGTTTATCTCTACGGATTACCAAGTCTACCTGACTGGTAAAGGTAATTTCCGTTTTGATATTGCTAAGACCTTAGAGTATAAAGGAAACCGTAAGGATGCTGCAAAGCCTATACACTTGCAGCACATACGGGATTATCTTACAACTAAGTATGAAGCTACTGTCAGCGAAGGCGAGGAAGCTGATGATCTGATTGCTATTGCAGCAACAAAGATAGGGATGAAGGCAGTAGTTGCATCCATAGACAAGGACATGTTACAGATACCATGTTTTCACTACAACCTGACTAGGCGTGAGCTTAGTGCTGTTGGAGAGTTTAGTGGTACTAAGTTCTTTTATACTCAGATACTTACAGGTGACAAAGCTGATAACATCAAGGGGCTGCATAGGTGTGGCCCTGTGAAAGCAGGTAAGATTCTTGCTGAGTGTGATACAGAGATGAAGCTGTGGAATGCTTGCCTTGAAGCTTACGAGGGTGACACAGAACGTGTCATTGAGAATGCTAGACTTCTATGGTTACGCAGAGAAGTAGATCAACTATGGGAGCCACCTGTTGAGCAAGACAAGAACAGCTAAGGCTAAAGGCAGAACAGGTCAGCAAGAGGTACGGGATAAGTTGCTTGAGACTTTCCCTGAGTTTGAGCCTGATGATATCAAGAGTACTACTATGGGCGACACAGGGGAAGACATACAGTTATCCCCAGCCGCCCGTAAGAAGATGCCAATAAGTATTGAGGTTAAACGCAGGAAGGGTGAGCTTAAGACTGTCTACGGATACATTGAGCAAGCCTCAAAGCATGGCAAAGGAGAGCCTGTAGTTTTCTTTCGTTCAGATAGAAAGCCTTGGGTTGTCATGGTAGGTATGAATCACTATGCTGAACTCCTTAGAAACTGGAAGAAAGAATAACCATGTCAATAAAAATATGGGACATACTACATGGCCCTATATCTAGGGAAGACAGTGAGGATGCTGATGATTATCCTGATGAGTGTGACCACATGTTAGTGTGTAAAGTAGAGATTGATGGAGAGCTAGTAGTTGCTGACTACTGGTTTGAAAACTACGAGGATGCTAATGAATGGGTCAAACACTTTAGTAAAAGCATTGAGCCACTTGAAGTAAATTATGGGGGTGAGTATGATACATAGCTTGACTTCTGTGATTTGTTTGGTATAACTAGGGGTTTCCGATGATGGAATATGAAGTTATATTAAACATAAAAGTAGATCCAACCTGTAACTATTTAGAGGTGGATGATAATGAAAGTTCAAGGGTAGTCCTTGAGTTGATACAAGATATGATCTATGAAATAGACGATCTTGTTATAGATAAAATAGAGGTGACAAGACATGACTAAAGTAACACTTGATAGTATAGAATATGACTCAGAAGATTTTACTGAGGATCAACAAAAGATTCTTGGTGAAATAGTCTATAATAAAAACTTGGCTTCCAACCTGAGCTATCAGGTGACAAGTCTTAACGTAGTAGCTAAAATATTATCAGATAAACTTAAAGCTTCTTTAGCAGAGGACAAACCAGATGATTAGTGCAGAAGACATGAAAGCTTTCCAAGGCTACAGTGATTGGGTAGAAGATAAGATTATCACCAGTCCAAGGGATAGGCTTATGGAGAATACATTAGGTCTAATGGGAGAGGCTGGTGAGGTAGCAGAGAAGATTAAGAAACGTATCCGTGATGACACTAAGGTAGAGCCTGAAGAAATTGTCAAGGAACTTGGCGATGTTATCTTTTATGCTACTGCCTTGTCTAACTTTTATGGTGCAAGCTTGGGCGTCACCATTGCTGAGAATATGATGAAGCTAGACGGACGTGAAGCCAGAGGTACAATTAAAGGTAGTGGAGATGGAAGATAAAGATACAGCCAAACGTGCTGCTGAGTTAATGAGACCTATTGAGAAACAGATCATGATGTGTGACAGCAGAGAAGAAACCCTGTTGTTTGCATGTGCTATGCTTGAAAGATCAAAGACCATCCTTGAAGCTCATATAGGGAAGAGAGGAAGAAGAGAACTATTTGTAATGGGAAACGAGATATGAATAACAACTACCTACCTACTGACTACCAAACCTTTATTGCTACTAGCCGTTACGCTAGGTGGCTTGAAGATGATGGCCGACGAGAGACATGGGGAGAGACTGTTGAACGTTACATGCAGAATATAGTAGGCGGATCATTGCCTAAGAAAACTGCAGATGAAATACGTGATGCTATCCTTAGTCTTGAGGTCATGCCTAGTATGAGGTCAATGATGACAGCAGGTAAAGCTGCAGACAGAGACAACACCTGCATGTATAACTGTAGCTATCTACCCGTAGATGATCCTAAGTCTTTCGATGAGGCGATGTTCATCCTCCTTTGCGGGACGGGGGTTGGTTTCAGTGTTGAGCGTCAGTTCATTACTAAGCTCCCAGACGTTCCTGACCTTTTCCAAAGCGATACGACTGTCGTCATCAAGGATAGTAAAGAAGGGTGGGCGAAAGGACTCAGACAAGTTTTGGCACTCCTATGGGCAGGTGAAATCCCTAAGTGGGATGTATCTAAAGTCCGCCCCGCCGGTGCTAGACTAAAGACATTCGGTGGCAGAGCATCTGGTCCTGCTCCGTTGATTGACCTGTTTAATTTTGCTGTCACTACTTTCAGGCAAGCACAAGGACGTAAGTTGTCTAGTATAGAGTGTCATGATCTGATGTGCAAGATAGGTGAGGTAGTAGTGGTAGGTGGTGTAAGACGTAGTGCTATGATCAGCCTGTCTAATCTGTCTGATGATCGTATGCGTCATGCTAAGTCAGGCAACTGGTGGGAGAATGCGGGGCATAGAGCCTTGGCTAATAACTCTGTGGCTTACACTGATAAGCCCGACAGTATGTCATTCATGCGTGAGTGGACAGCCCTTATGGAGAGTGGGAGTGGTGAACGTGGAGTCTTCAACAGAGAAGCATCAATTAAACAAGCTGCAAAAAATGGCCGTAGAGAGTCTTGCTATGAGTTCGGAACAAACCCCTGTTCGGAAATCATTCTTAGGCCAAATCAGTTCTGCAATCTCACAGAAGTTGTTGTCCGTGCTAACGATAGCATGGAAGACCTTGCAAGAAAAGTCGGTATTGCAACTGTACTTGGAACAATACAATCCACCTACATACACTTCCCATACCTGCGAAAAGTGTGGAACACAAATACATCAGCAGAACGTTTGCTTGGTGTGTCACTCACAGGGATAATGGATAACCCATTGCTGACCTTATCTAATCAAGGCTTGGCTAGTACATTGGAGTACCTAAAAAATGTGGCTATTTCTACTAACGCTGAGTGGGCTGACCGTCTTGGTATCCCTCATAGCACTGCTATTACTTGTGTCAAGCCCAGTGGAACAGTTTCCCAATTGGTTGACTCAGCTTCTGGCATTCATGCTCGTCACAGTCCCTATTATATCCGTACTGTGCGTGGAGATAATAAAGATCCATTGACTCAGTTTATGGTTGATCAGGGTATTCCTAATGAGCCTGACGTAATGAAGCCTGATGCTACCACAGTGTTTAGTTTCCCTATGCAATCACCTTTAGGTGCAATACATACTGCTGACATGACAGCCTTAGAACAACTAGAGATGTGGTTGATGTATCAACGTCATTGGTGTGAGCATAAGCCTAGTGTTACTATCAATGTCAAGCCTGATGAATGGTTTGAGGTAGGGGCATTTGTGTATAAACACTTTGATGAGATGAGTGGTGTGTCGTTCCTACCTTTCAATGAACACACATATCAACAGGCACCATATCAAGAATGTACAAAGGAAGATTTCTACAACATGGTAGATGCATCACCTGTTAAGATTGACTGGACTAAGCTATCATCATACGAGCAAGAAGATAATACATCAGGGATGCAGACGATGGCATGTACTGGGGATGTGTGTGAAATGGTAGACATTACTTAAAGTAACCACCTGAGTATGTGGCTAAACTACTCCAAACAAGGAGAACTAAAATGATTTGGGTTTATGTAGTAGTTATGGCAATGGGTTCAGCCCCTGCAAAAGAAGATAAGTTTATAGTACATGCAACTAACCTTGCTTTTTTAACCGAAGAGTCTTGCCAAGAGTGGCGAGAGTATGATATGCTACGCTTGTACAACACAAGACCAAATGAAAATGCCAAGGCTGTAAGCCAGTGTTTTTCTCTACCTCTATTTAAACAAGGAACTAAATCTTAATGGCTGTAAGAAAACGTTTTAACAGAGCATTGTATGAAGCATATGATGCTGCTGCTAAGGACAAACTTGTAACTTTACTTGAGCAAAAAGGACACACCATTGTAAACACAGAAGAAAACTATTATGTAGATGTAGTGTCACAGAAAGATGACTACACTTACTTCAATGAGGCAGAGGTAAAGGTAGCATGGGATGGTGACTGGCCTACACATTGGGCAGAGATTAGGATTCCAGAAAGGAAACAAAGATTACTAGACAAGTATGATGGTGCTAATGGTGTACTAAATTTCTATATCTTCCGTAAAGATATGAAGCAATGCTGGCGCATCAAGGATACTTGCTTGACTAAAGAGAGTCTCAAAGAAGCTAAGGGTAGATACATACAGAAAGGTGAACAGTTCTTCCACATCCCCTATACTAACGCAGAACTAATTGTACTAGAGAAAGAGAACAACAATGGCTAAATGGAAAGAGTTGGCTGTGGATATGGTAGAACATCCACCCCATTACAACGCAGCAGGTATTGAATGTATTGATGCTATGCAAGCTATGGCTGAGGATGCACCTGTCAGCGCACATGAAGCATATTGCTGGCAAAACTCTTTCAAGTATCTTTGGCGATGGCCTTACAAGAATGGCTTGGAAGACTTGAAGAAAGCACGTTGGTACTTAGATAGACTTATCAGTGAGGTAGAAAAAGAATGAAGCCATACGATCAGGGCAGAGAAGCTTTTATTAAAGGCAAGTTAGGTAATCCCTACAAGATAGATACACGACCTAACAAAGATTGGGAGTTCGGTTTCAACACCGAGTATTTCAAGAACCTACAAAAAGTAAAACAGTATGAGCAATCTAGAACAGGAAGCTAAAAAATACACACGCAAGAAGCGTAATCCAGACATGATAAAACCCCTCACTGCCCGAAGGTATCTAGCAGGACAAGCTCTTGCTGGAATGCTTTCGAATAGTAGAGGGGCTTTAAATATGTCTGAGGTAAGGCGTTCAGCATATGAGTGGGCAGACTTTATGTTAGAGGATGAGTGTGATTAGTCTAGGCCAAGATCACCATAAAATATCTTGTCGTAGTTGTCAGACAAAGCTTTAATTTTTTGTAGGATAATTAAACCATCTTCCTGCTCAAGAAGATCTTCAATATTACCTTCTACACCCAGATAGTCCATGACTCTTTGGGTTTCTTTTTTATCTCTACTAGAAAGAACACGTACCATCTCTAAACTTTTAGGCACTGCACCTGTTTTAAATACAGCAAGCACTTTCTTTCTGGCATCACCTACAATCTCTGATATTACTTTTTCTTTTTCTGCTAAAGACATTCTAAAATAAGTTGGGTTCTTTCTTAAGTATCTGACAGCAGAGTTGTTTAAATAGGGTTCAATCATAGCATTCATTTTATTTCTTATCACTGGTGGCCCGTCAAATGGTATTGCTTTCCAAGAACTTCTACCTGCAGAATTTAACATGACTTCTATTGGTGTAGGTTCAGGTGATCTTCTTTCTGCCAGTATTTGTTTACCTATATCAACAGGTTTATTGTACCCACGGGTAGCAGTAGCTTTACGTGGTAAACCATCAACAGTATCAAACAAATTATTTACATATTTTAATGCGCTGTTATATGTTTGACCGCCCTGCTTTAGATCAGGTGCCATGTTAGAATCAGTCATTAGTCCATACACTTGGTTAGGCATGTCAAGTGGACGTGTTGCGCCTTGTAAAACTTTTGCTATAGGTGGTCCAACAAAATCTGCCAGTGCTTCAGGTATACTTTGAGAGTCAATAACTTCTTGGCCCCATGCTTTTAAAGTTCGTGTAAATCCATCTACATCACGTACAGATTGACCTCCGACTTGATCAGCCAGAACTTCAAGTAAATCTCCCGGTACTTCTGAATATTTAAAGTCTCTAATATCATTACTATCTCCAAGACCATGAGCAAAGATTTGTTGCATTACTCTTATAGTAGAGTTAGGCCATTCAAAAGTACGGTCATTGATAGAGCCATCTTCATTTCTATCCTGATTCCACGAAAGCCCTTCTGAAATTTTTTCTCTGGCTTGCGGTATACCTATAGCAATAGCAGACCAACCTGCAGCCATCTTTCCAAAAGCTTCAGCACCTTCTTGGGTTGCAAAGTCTAGTTGTTTACCTGTAATTTTGTATGTAAAAAATCTTGCTGCATTTATACCTGTAAGATCAGCCATTGTAGCTATGGTAGTGTTAAGAAAACTACCAAAAGGAACTACATAACCTGCCACTGTTGTATTTGTAGCCCATTCAATATTAGCTGCTATAGCTCTAAACGCATTGTTAGCAGGTAGTGTTGACCAATTAACAGAAGCTGTCTCCCTTAGTGTTCTAAAGGTAGCCTTTTCAAGAACTTCTTTTTTAAACTTATCTGATGCCATCTCTAATGCAGCTTCAGTAGGATCAGCAAAGAAAGCTTGTGGTGTCTTACCGTAAGCCCTCATGATAGCTTGGTTTACGTTAGCACCAAATGCCCAAGTCTTAGTTATCTCATCCTGTAACCTTACCATAGTAAGTGTTTGTGCGCCTTTGGTTGTAGCGTCTAGAGTTTTAACTGTCTTGTATGCTAAACCTGTAGGGTCCAATGTTGCTTTAGGATTTATTATCTCTCCTTGAGAATCTACTCTACCTTTAGCATCCAGATTAAAAAGTTTTAAGTTATCATTAGCACCCCCATCACCCGCTATATCACGAAAGATTTTCTCCATTTCTTTAGGATTAAACTCTAGTATTGTTTTTGCATACTCTATAGAAAGTTCTGGTGAGACTGCATCAGCTCCCCTGCGTACAGCACCAAGTATAGAGCCATAGCCCCTGTTGTAAGCCTGTTGAGCTTTGTCAAGATCACCTTTAGCATACTTATAAAAAACACCCTGACTAAAGTTAGCAGCAGAAGTAAACACATCAGCAACAGTGTTTAAACTAACTAAAGAAACAAAACCTTTTATGTTAGCCCCTGTTGTAGCTAGGTGTGAAGTAAGTAGCCGTTTATAAACAGACAAACCAAACTGTTGGTACTTAGGTTTATCAGCCTCTTTAACCCTTCTACCTGCAAGTTCTTCAACCAGTTCTTTTGCGTTTAATCCTAAGTTATCTAAACGAGATATCTCAGAGGGTGTCCACAAGAGTTTACCGCCAGCACTTGTTTTATTTATAAAGTGTTCTGATACAGACCGAGGCGTATAACCTATCCCAAGACTTTTACCAGTAGACCTTTCAAAGTTTAGCACCATGTTTCTAACAGTGTCTTCTGGTAGCATAGTTATAGCTTGACCATATACACCTGTTATCTTATTTTCTTCTAGCATGGATTTATGTACTACAAACCCTGCATCTTTTAAGGCTTCGTAGTAACCCTTCTTGCCTTGATCAATATCACCAAACCAAAAACGTTTATAAAAAGCATCAACAAGATTAATGTCGGAAGTTTCTTCTGATCTAAACTCTATGCCTAACTCAGATTCATCCTTAACATCTTTCCAATTTAAAAATTGTTTAGGGTCTCCTTTGATGAGGCCGAAGTTGTCATCGGTGTAGTCTATTAATACGTTTTGGTTTCTTAAAGTTCTTGCACGTGATGCTTGTGTAGCAGCAGCAGCACCTAAGTCTAAGGCAACTTTATCTATCTCTTTATAACCAATAAATGTATCTTTTAAAGCGTCAGATTTACGCAATTCTTTTACACCTAAAGCACCGAAATACAAAGCTGGTATTACCATAGCACCAGCAGCAGCTAAGGCAGTCTGTGCTTTGCTGTAGTCTTCTTGTACATTAGTGTCTATTAGCTGCATCTGATAGCCAACATCAACACCCATGTTGATAGCAGCATCAGCTATAGTTACAGGTGCAGCCTTGGCTACTGTAGTAGCTACAGCTTTTCTTGCAGCAGTCTTAGTCATACCACTTCTAAGATAGTTCTGAAACTGTGCCATCATTGCATTACGTAGCATCAAGCCATTTGTTTTAGTTGCACCCCAACTAAGTATCTTACCTATACCAAATGCACCAAGAGTCATAGGATCATGGATTGCGTTTTTAGTGTAATCCCATGTGGCATCAGCCATTTCAGACAGGGTTCCATTACCAGTAAAAGCATTACCCATACTTTCAAAAAGCATATAACCTGCACCAAGTTTTCTTTGAGTATCTTTACTTGCAGACAAACCAAAAACAACTTCATTAGCTGTAGTTACACTTTGACCACCAGCAAAAGATCGTTGATATTCTTGCCAAGTTTCAAAGGCTTCCTCTGCATCCATAGTAGAGTAGTCTTTAGCACCTCCCGGTGTTTTACCACCAGCAAGCCACGTGGCACCTCTATAGATATCACGACCAATACCTGTTTGATTACGAGCAGCAAGACTTGTACGAAGAACTTTCATTAGCCTTGGGTCAGCAATGATTTGTTCTTTGGTCAGCTCTGCTGCACTAGCATCACCTTCAACAGCACCATACTCTTTTAGTACAGCATTAAGGTCTACGTAATCATTATCCTCAGTCTTAACAACTCTGTCTGGATCTAAGACACCGCCAATCGGATCATCAAAAATCTTTGGCTGTACATACAAAGGCTCTTGTTCATTAGGCGGTCTAGGTTTAATTATTTTTTGAGGAAAGAGAGGCTCTTGAACCAATAAATTTTCCAAATTAAGGCACCTCTACTGGAATAATAGTCTGCGTTGAAACATCATAAAGCCTTGCAGGTGGAACTATTATACCTGAATCTACAAGTATCCTAGCAACCTCTCTGTTAGGTACAGAAATAGTAGTATCTCTTTGTACCGTAAAGGCAGGATTAAGTGGTGCATCTGTTAGCTTAGGGTCATACTTTATAATTTCTTGCATAAAATTATTTCCGTATAGATAAGCAAGAGGCGCAAAGTCACCATCTTTATTATCAGAAAGAGCTTCACTAACTTCAACCATACGATTTTCTATCCAAGTTTTTTCTGCCTGAATATCATCAGATAAATTACCCCCAGTTTGTTCACTTATACTTAGGATTTCAGAAGCTCTCTTATTTAATCTAGACATTTCTTGAGTAGCTCGGCTTAGACTAAATTCTACTCCACGTTTATCTGCTGCAGAAAGCTCTGTTTGAGTTGACTTTTCTTGTAAATATAAACTATCCGGTGAAAACGCAATATCAGGGTACTGATTTGTTTGAGGGGTAATCATAAGTTTTTCTACATCAGTAAGTTTAACATCAAATAACTCTTCGTATTTAGTTATATCAAAGATAGGACTGTTACGTTGTGTAACAATAAGAGATTCTAATGCATCGTTATATAACTCTGTAGGTTTTTCGGAATTTTTACCATAGAGTTCTTGATGTTTGGTGTTAGTTTGTTGAAGTCTTTCTGTAATCATTTTTAAATTTCTAGGTCCATACCCTGCTGCTTTAGTTATTAATTCATCATTAATATCAAGGTCTTCTAATATATTAATGTAATGTTGCGAACTTTTTAAAGGCACTTTGCCACCACTTTTAGAGGCTACTTGATAATCTCCCCCAACAAAACTAGAGCCATGTTTACTTGCATATTTAACAAGCATTTCAACCTTATTAAGGCGCATGTTCTCAGAGTTTAAAGCATCAAGTTTAGCTTCAGTTTTTTCTTTTTCTTCTCTAGCTCTGTCGGTTTCAACACCATGCAAGACTCCTTCCCACATACCCATATTACATAACTCCTTGTGGTCTTGCCATTAAACCTTTTGGTTTTTCTTCAGGCATTGGCTCTACTTCAGTATCATTCATAGGTGTCTTAGGAAGAGAAGCTTCAAGATCACCTAAGTCAGGCTTCTTGTCTAACTTAATATCTTTAAGAATCTTACGTGCTTTATTCTCACGGATAGCATAGGCTCTTTCTTCTTCAGAATCATCTTCATCAAGACCCTCATCATAATCAATACCTGTAGCATCAGCTAGACCTACAATATGTTCATGGATGATAGGGGCAATAATCATACTCACGTCTACACTATGCTCACCATTAGCTACAGCGTTACGAAGAATACCCTCAGTCATGGTGACAACATCAATGTCTAGCTGTAAGAAGTCTAGCATAGCTTCTATTCTTTTAGGTTGATTAAGTCTTTCAAGGTGATATACTAATGCATCCTCTGGTGTGGCAAGACGTGAAGGATTTTCCCAAGGATAATTCTTAGGTTCATTAGTCAATGACTGACCGGGGATTGGTGCTTCAAACATTCTTTATTCCTCATACAATGAAGTGCCAGATAACTTCATAAAGTTATAGGCATCATTTCTTTCAGCTTTCTTAAGCATACCCGGCCCATTAACTATCCGAGTAACTTTATCTGTATTGGAAAAGTCTTTTACTGCAGGTCTTACATTTGTTTCCCAGAACCAGAAAGAAGTATCTGCTGCAGTTTCTTTATCTAAAACTAAATCAGGATCATCGGCCAAACCTGCGTAGCCAAGAGCTTTACCAGCAGCTTCATAGTTATCTTTATGAGTTAGCTGCAAAAATCCTCTTCCTTTGTACCTCTTACCACCACCATATCTATCTTTACCGGGTCCGTACTCTTCTAAAGTTTTAAAGTAATCTGTTTCTATTGCAACCTGTGCCATAAATTGTGCAAGTTCTGGGCCTTCATAACCACGATCCTTAGCTTTTTCAAATATATAACTTTGTAACTCTTTTTGTTTTTTATTAAAGGTAGGTACAACATTTTCAAAACGTGGAAACTTACCCCCACGTTTTACAGGAGGTTTAACCTGACCCAAAGCATCCCCAGTTTCATTATAAAATGCCTCATCAGCATCAGCTTCAATAGAACTTTTTAGTTCAGCATTTTGTCTACGCACTTGGTTATACGCTTTGTCTAACATAGATACATTATCTTCGTTAGTCTCAACACCTGATTTTATTCTTGGACTAACAAGGCCGGGAAGTCTGGACCTATCCATTTGTATTTGTTTAACATCAGAGTAAGTTCTTTTATTTTGCAAACGAAGCTCACCTTCATCAGCAGCAGAAGGTTTTCTAGTTCTATCATTAGACATATAATCAAAAACTTCACCTAATGTATTCCTAGCACCTTCTAAAAGTTTTTGATAACTTAATGATCCCATTTGTTTTATTCCTTAAGATAAAATAAGTTGAGTAAGAAGGCTATACTTAGCTGTATCTTCATTACTTTTTCTATTCTGTTCAGCTTGTGTTTGATACTGACTGATTTGTTTTTCACCAAGCATAATGTTTACCATACGATCTTTCTCTTGCTCAGTACCTTTAAAAGCATAGTCCATCAGGTCACGTTCTCTCTGCCATATCTGATCTACAGTAGCCTTAGTAAATGTATTGACAGTAGCAGCATTGATCATGTTGGCTTCGTTCTGTGCTGCAGTGTTCAACGTGTCCACGTTCTGTCTCCACTGTGCATTAGCTTGAGCTACAACAAGACCATTCTGTGCGTTGAACTGATTACGTTGTTCCTGCATACTAGCATTAAACTTGTCCAGTGCGTTGGTTTCACCAGCATTAAATTGTGATATAGCATTAGCTTGAGCTGCATTAAACTGTGTAACTTGTGTGTTAAGATTAGCCATGAATTGCTTTGTCTGGTTCTCACTAGAAGCATTGAATTGACGTGTAGCATTCTCAGCAGCTTGATCAGTAAGCAGTGACTGCACGACAGACTGAGCCTTAAACATGGAAGTCTGCTGTGCGTTATTCATGTTAGACATATCCATCTGTAAGAATGAGTTGGCATTCTGTACAGCAGCCTGTTGCTGATTGGATAAGTTTTGTGCTTCAAGCTGTGCAATAGCAGAGGCTTCAGCTAATACCATAGCTTGTTTGTTAGTCAGGTTAGCCATGTTTATTGTATTAGCATTACGGCTATTTTCCAAAGCAACTTGTTGCTCTGCAGTAAAGTTCATGTTTGCTACGTCACTAATCTTAGCAGCATTAGATACCCTAGCTTGGAACGCTTGGTCAAACTCTTGGCCCATAAAGGTAGCACGTTGTTGAGCTGCAAGCATAGCACGTTGTTGTCTGTTTGACAAGTTCTGTGCTTCAAAGGTTGCCTGTGTTTGTGCATCAGCCATAGCAACAGGTAATGCAGACTCCATAGCAGCTTGTACAACAGCTTGTCCAGCCATGCTACTAGCACCTAGCCCACGTGCAGCCATTGCTGCTGTAGCTGCTCTCATTGCACCTGCTGCCCATGCTGGTGTGTTATCACCTTCAAACTGTGTCATAAGGGTGGACAACTGACCCTGTACTGTAGCTTTCTCTGATGGGGTGGCTGTGGCAGCTTGAACCTGCTCAGTAAATGCAGCAGCTTTAGTAGCATCAGCAGCACCTGATACAAGCTCACCGTCTTGTATCTCTCTCTGTACAGGGTTAGTCATCACTACAGCTTCACCTTGAGCTGAAGTTAAGTCTTTAACGCCTGTAGTAGCTGGGTCCATAGTAGCAGCAGTTACCTGTGCTTTATCTGACACTGTGCCTGTCACTGGGTCTACATCAGCTAGTGCTGTAGTGACTTCTCCTGATGCTGTCTTAGCATCTACTGTCTCTGGGGTTATAGGTTCTGGTGTTGCAGCAGTGGTAGTTTTAGCTACACCTGATGGTGAAGTTGAAGGCATTCTAGGTGGTTGTTGAATTTGTGTAAAGAAATCAGGTTGACCAGCTTGAGGTAAAGGAGCAGTAATCTGACCAGCAGTAGGGTCTATGGTTGTACCTGCAGCAGCAGGGTCTAGCTTTGCTACTTCTGGTTTTGCTACAAGAGCTTGGGGATCAACAAAGGCATCACGTACCATTTGACGTTGACCTTGCACTACCTCTTCAGCCATTTCTTCCGGTGTCTTAGTAGGCACATCATCAGGTTCTACAGGGGTAGTAGTTGCAGTAGTCTCAGTGTCACCACCTTCTGCCATAGCTGTAGTAGGTTTCATAATATTTAAAGCTCTACGGACGGTAGCAATACTTTCAGGTTTTGACATTAAAAATTTATCAACTGCTTCACTGTCAGCAGGACCATTGTAACCAAACTTTCTAGCTACAGCTTCATTAAGTCTTTGATTAATCATTATTAAAATCCGTCCTTTAATCCGTCAAGTATGTCTTGAACTGATACTCTCTTCTTAGCATTAGGTGTGTATCTACACATATATGTCTTAGGGCATTCACTAAACTTAAACATAGGGTAATGATATCCTATTGTACCATTAGGTCCACGGTAGATGCAAACCATTTCTCCCTGTATCTTAACTCTTTTTGCTAAGTGACACTGTACAAACTCAGGGTTACTTAACAGCCCTGCTAACACAAGGGGTAACACAACAAGATTAATCATTAACCAATTC